AACGAATTTAAGTCAACACTTTCTTGCACCCTATAAGAACACGCCAGAGAGCCTTTTTTACCACTATAAAGAGCTTTACGGATAACTGGATCATCTTCACTGTAAATACCGTCTTTTAAGTCCACTCCATTAATCTTAAACATACTCAGAGAACACCCCGACTTTTGCAACCCCCAAAACTTGAATCCCAGACTCTCATAAAATGCAACGGCTCCTGGTTCAGCAGAAACTCTGAAGTAGATAGCGTGAGTAGATATACCAGCAAAAGACGCAAGAGTGAGTTCCTTGCCCACGCCCTTACGTCTGTGTTTATTAAATGTGTGGAGCAGTTGCAAATTAGCAACTTTAGGTACACGCGTCCCCACAGTAGTAATTATGGCGCCCATAAGTTCATCGCCATCAAATGCGCCGAGACATCGATCCCACTGCTCTTGCATATCAGCTTTTGCCACGAATGTCCGTGCAAAGGTGTCAGCCTTATCCGTAGTGAGCGCAGCCATAAATTCTTCCCGTGAACACTTATTCAACTTCAAGATATTCACGCTGTTTGTGTCCACGAGATTTATCCCACTTAGTCCTTTCCCAACCAACATATTCGTTCAAATTCCAAACGAAGGGTGGGAAGGTGTAGCTATCTGTCGCGAGGATTTCTTTTACGGATGGTCCATCATTCAAGGCTGCATGGATAAATTTCTCTGCAAAGCGGAATTGGTCTACAATCTCTTCACGTTTAGTGCTTGAACGGAAACAACGGAACTCGATTGTTCCAGTATGCTTCATGCAGTAAGTATTGATTGCATAACGAAAGGGTCTACCCATTGATACGCCATCTTTGCCTGCTGCGTGTAGTTTGATAAAGTGGTCGAAGTCAGTGGCTAGATTGATAATATTGTCACTCATATAATTTGGCATCTCACGACCACCATCTAACTTCAAGTACATCTTGGCGCCATGGCATGATTTCATCTGTGGAGCATCATAGAACTGATAGCATGCTGCGATTGTATCAGTCTGGTTGGCTTTGATATAAGCAACAAGTCTTTTCAATGCAGCGACATCTTCCTTGAGACCAGGAACATAGATATGTAAGTGCCCATGATTGACCACAGATGCTGATGGCTGATTGCCGCTGGCAAGGAAGAAGTCTCGCAGTTCAATGATGCGATCTACTTGTTCTTCCCATGTAGCTGTTGGTCGAGTGTTAATCTCACCGCCCATATGTGGGTGAGTACCGAGTGGGTCGCAAGCAATATATTTGAAGGGTTCATGGATATTGACAATGTCGGTCTCGGCAAATTCCCACTTACCTAAATGCTCCGGTACAGTAAGACGTCTGTCAATATCACCCCATTCGCACTCATATCCAAAAGTGAAGCTATCAGTACTGTACATTATTAACTTTCTGTAAATCCGGCATACCGGTTTCAACTTTCTTGACATGCATTCCAATATGCCGATCGAATGTTAGGTATGTATTCATTGGCACTTCGACCGCAGAAGATTCTATTCCTGCGCGTTTTGGAATATCAGCGGTAGAAGTTATTAATCGTCCATTCTCTAAATGAGTCAAGTACAGTGGTCGCTTTCCATTTCTATATACTCTAAGTTTACGATCGACATGCAATTCGCAGACTGCCAAGGAAGAGTCCTTCCAATACTCAAGAGGCGACTTACCAGCCTCCAACGAATGAACAAGTAATTCTGTATCATTCTTCCCACTACATTTATAACCGTATAGTTCTTCCCACTGCTCTGGAAGTGCTTGAGAAATCACACCATTGTGCACAACAGATACACTCTCATTCGCTATTGGCTGATTATACATCAAGTCACTGGTGCTATATCTGCAGTGACCCACAAGGTAAAGATTACCATCGTCATTTATCATTTCCACTAAGTCTGTATCAGATAAATGGTGTTCAACGAAGTAGTCTGCAGGTTTTGGTTCTATGACTGTGATAATATCATCGGAACGCACGAAGGACATACCAGTGGCATGCATTCCCCTTACGCTTGACTCAAGAAACACCTTTCGGATAGTTTCAAAATCACTACTAGTTGGACTTTTAAATATCAACCCTATAACTGCACACACTTAGAAAAACTCCTCTAGTCCAGGTGTCTCATGGTTAGCTTTAAGGACTGCATCATACTTCTCTAAAAACTCCTCACCCTTGGGCTGACTCTTTAAATACTGATACCACTCATCGCTTTCCCAAAGTCCAGGTGAGATTCCGTTCCACAGCTTTCGCTGCATAGGATGTTCTTTATTCAGTCTGCGTTGCTCCACGAACTGGCAGCGAGTGTCCTCATATTCTTTGGATCCAAGCTCTAGCATTTTCTCACGGAAATATACCACCAATGAAATACGCTCTGATCCAGGCGCGCAGTCAATTTGAGTATTGCCATGCATGACCTCGTGATTATTAATAAGCAGCAAATCTCCTGGACGGACGTTCACAGCAACACGATACTCGGGTGCCACAAGATAACATCCAGTATAATTACCATCATTGGATAGTGTAAGAAGATTGGATAATCCTGTAGTCAAATCACCGGCATCAAAGTGGCAGGCCGTGCGAAAGGTTTTATTTACAGTAATAGTCGTGAAGGGAGTTCCTGGAACTAAAAATCCAGGATCGAGTTTAGCAGCTGCTTCTGCTTGATTCTTATATCGCCATGGCATAAGTTCTTTAAATCCGGCTGCCAGCTGCTGCAGAAAGGGGAAAGCTAGCGCAAATTTCTCTGGACTGTTTCTGGTATAGGAAGTAGCACGACCATAGGGAATACGTGGATAACGATCGAACCACCCAGCCAGACCAGAGTTGACGGAGTTAGCGTAGGTTGTGGCACAGATATATTTGTCCGCAACACGATTCCCCTCTTTGATCATTTCATCTTCTGGCAGCTTCTTGGTAGCTTCTACCCAGGTGTCGAAAACGAAACCATCTTTCTTAACGTCCATGAGAGCCCATACGTTATTACGATTGGATGGTAATGCTTTCTTGCCTGCATGAGATTTCTTTATTTCTTCTATTGGGTCTTCACCAAATAAATTGGCACCTGGATCCATAAAATAGTCAACAACATCATATTGATACTCAGTGACCCACTCACGGTTGCCGAGTTTTTCTCCGCGTGGTCCAGCGGCAAGTCCACGATTCTGAGTCTCAGTGGCAGCTTCTCTTAGACCAGCATAGGCAGCATCTTGCTGTTCTTTGCTGAAGTAGTTTTTACGGAATTTCATTATAATACGATGCTCGTCTTGTCCCTTCTCGCAATTGGCACAATCGGGCGGTGTAACACAATTCACCGTTGTTGCCAGGTCACACTCAGGTGGAGCATAAACATCTATATCTTCTTCAATAAGAAAATCATAGTCTGCCTCAGTTGCAAACTGTCCAAGCAAATCGCTTCTATCATATTTTATCGGTGCTACAAGTACCTTAACCATTTTTATCTCCAAATTTGAAGTCATCGAAGTTTGACCTCTCACTACTATGTATGTGTCGCCCTATAGGGCTATTATCAAAAACTGAAGAGTCAGATCTTCCAGAGTCGTGTAGAGTTTGAGCCGATACTTCCACATCATACAGCTTCATCTTTGACCTGTCAATACCAACAACAAATCTCTTGTAATAGTTTATATCATTATACCGATTCTTTAGCTGCTTAACAATAATCTGATTGAGCGCATCTAGTTCTTCAGTGCTAACTAACGCAAACATAAAGTCGGCAGTGGCTGGTAGTCCAAATGACTCTGACGTATCTTCAAGCCCAGGATCCGAACTGGTGAAACCAGATCTTGTAGTTTGAGTTGCAGAAACAATTGGCACATTGGATTCCACAGCCAGACCTCGAAGTTCTTCTGCAATAGATTTAATATAAGAGTATGAGTTAATAGAACCACCCATCTTCATGCGCTGACTTGCGCAGATATTTAAATAATCTATGAAGATAATATCTGGTCTAAAGTCCCTCTTCATCTTCAACTCTTCCAGCAATGCTCTAAAGTGACCAGCATGAGCACTTGCGGTTGGGTACTCCTTTATAATCAACTTACCCCTAGTCTTGGAAGATAGCTTGGCAAGACGACTATCAAAGGTAGCTTTGTCAACAACCTTCAATTCATCCATGGTAAGATTTAATAGATTGGCATCAATACGTTCTGCGATTCTTTCTTCAGCCATTTCCAAGGTTATGTATAGTACGTTTTTGCCTTGTTTAAGAATACCGGCACTCATGTGACACATGAACAAGGATTTGCCGACGCCGGTTCCGGCCAAAGCGATATTCAGAGTCTTCTTACTCAATCCACCCTTGGTGATTTTATTAAACATATCCAGGTCAAAACTAACTTTCTCTTCCACCCTATGATAAAAGTCAAAGCGAGCATCTGCGTCCTCAATATAATCATGACCAACATGGTTATCAAAGCAAATACCAAGTGCAGAAGATAGTATGGAAGGGATTGCGTCCTTTGTGTGCACCTTATCACGACCATCAATGATTTTGATGGAGTCGAGAATCGCATTATATACTGCTCGGTCTTTACAGAAAGTCTCTGTCTCGGAAAGCAACCAGGCCTGATTGGGTTCGGCACTGGTCAATTGACTGGCATACTCAAGATATTCAGGAACTTCTTTGTCTGTCAATCCTGTTAGATTTTCAATCTCAATAGATAGAATTTCTTTGGATGCTGGCTTGTTATACTTCTCAAAAAAGCCAATAAGTAACTTTACAATCTCATTTTCTTTTCTGTCTGCGAAATACTCTGCCTTTAAATGAGGAACTACCTTTCGGCAGTATTCTTCATTATGGAGCAGGTTTGAAAGGATGGAAGTTTCAATCCGCATCTATACCGCCCGTGTAGCTTATGCTGTGTCTGGAAATCCCCTCACGAATAAGATCCTGGAGCAAATCCCCAATATATTGTTCGAATGCAGCAGTGTCTGAAATTACGTTATCATTATAGTCAAGTATATCATAGTCAAAACTAATCTTCAGCTGCTCTTCTGCCTCATCGAAATTAACTTGACCATACTGGAATATTACACCGAGGTATGGTTCTTCTGTCAACTTAACTGCCATGATTCCAGTGCCGCGACTCTCTAGTACAACATGTGGTATGTTAAACATATCACTCCCCATCAATCAAATCTAATTCCTTTGAAATGTCTTCATCCCCCAGAATATTATCATGGGAAACTTGATATCTCTTTTTAACCCACTCCGAAAAGGACTTCTTCTGGAGGATAGGCATCCAGAATTCTTTGGTGTCTGTATCTTTGATACGGAATTTCTTATCTTCTATTTCGCCGGTTTCTGTGTTTACTCGTGCGTACCAGCCATTGGATGGCTTAACAACATGACCCGACTCCATCGCCATATCCAGCAAACCAGACCATGTGCTAATGCCACCATCAAATTTAACAGTGATTGCAATCTTAGACTTCTCACGAACATAGCGCGACTTCTCTACGTTAATGATAAAGTTATAACCGATAACTTCAGTTCCTTCTTTTTCTTGCTGACGTCCGATAATAAAAATATTGTCGCTAGAATAATATGAACCAGTTCCACCACCAACAATAGCCTTCGGATAAAGACCTATTTCCATGTAGGTATGATTAACCACAACCATTGGAATATCTTTCATATTCAAGTGTGGAGTTACCATACGGAAAAGTGATTTCATCTGCTTCGCGCGAGTCATGTCACCGACAGACTTTTGGTCAAGAGCATCTTCAACTTCTTTCTTGGAGGCGAGATTACCGATAGAATCAATGACAATAATTAAGCGGTCACCGCGTTCAACACTATTAAGTTGATTCATTATATCAAATTTTAATTGCTCGATATCAGTAATTGGTGTATGAATAACTCGCGATGCATCGATACCGAAACTATCGAAGTAAGACTGTGGAGTGCCGAACTCACTGTCGTAAAATAGCAACGCAGAGTCTTTATATTTGTCCATGTAAGACTTCGCCATCAGCAAGCTGAACGCAGTCTTAAAGTGTTTCGATGGACCAGCCCACATGGTTAGTCCAGGAATCAATCCACCATCAAGACGACCAGATAGCGCAACGTTGATTGCCGGAACTGAAGTGGGAATCATATCTTTCTTTGTAAAGAATTTTGACTCTGAAAGAATAGCCGTGTCTTTGATCGTACTATTCTTTCTAATTTTATCTAATATACCCATATTATCCTTATCCTTAAAGTAACATTATACACTAAAACTGACTTTATGTCAATTCTTTTTTCTTGGATGCAGCGTTCAAAAGAAATCCTCCAACGATGATTGGTGCTCGACAGTCCAACCAAGCGGTGATACAATAGACTGCAGAGCATCCAAGAAAGTTTTCTCAAACATCTTGTCATAGTCAATAAACGTGTTAAGACCAAATTCCTTTGGTAAGACTAGTGGGAATGCAATCACGTCCTCAGAGAACGGATTGGGTTTCTTGACATAGACAAATTTAATCTTCTCACCCTCTTTGATAAGTTGATATTTTTTGGTGAGACCGAGTTTCTTCACATGGTGATTGTATAGCAAAGAACCACGAACATGGATAGGTGTTCCCTTTGTATAGATCGGAGAACCTGCATACTGACGTAAGCCATTCACCCCACGCGGAAATGCAATCGCATCAATTGGTAGTTTGTTGAAAACTTCTCTAAAGTCTGCGATATACTCTTGCAACTTCGACTCATCTCCCTCAAGAATAATCTCGATCGATGATCTAAGTTTATTCCGAATAACAGCAGGTGTACTTGACTTGACAACTTCCAGACCCATAACCTTGAGTTTAGGTTTCGCATATTGCACTCCCTCTGAATTGTGTACATTTAATATATATCGTTTCTTGGCAGTCCAGATACCCTTGTCTGCAAGTACCTCTCGCTTCATCTGCATCTTCTGAGAATATGCATTCATATAGTCAGCGAGTTCTTGGTAACCAGATTCAATGAAGGGACGGAATACGTCCTCACACATCTTGTCCATTGTTTTGATTTTCTGCTCGGTAGTTTTCCCCACACAGACCTTTTCAATTAAGGTCTCAAGTGTTAGATAAATCGAGTCAGTATCGATTGCAATTACATAATCTACGTCAGTGGTCTTCAGTGTTTTATTGAGGAGAGCATTTAACTTATTCGCCATCCAACGAATGGAAAGCTGACCACTGGTTGTGACCCCCTCAGCAAGCCGAATATCAAAGTAGCGACAATACGGACTTCCAAGTGCGCCGTATGCGGAGTTCAGTGCAATCTTCATTGCCATCTGAAGGTTGGTTAAACGAGAGATCTCTTTCTTCAAATGATTCTTGGACGTATCGTCCTGGTATTCCTGTTCTACCTTGAGCATCTGCCTCTTGAATTTGCTTCGGTCAGTATACATCTTTTCCATCAACTCTGGAAGAAATCCCATGACATCTTTACGATAGCACCATCCATTGGCAGTGAAAGTTAAACCTTCGCTCTTAATATAAGATGTGTCTATTTCTTTGTTGAGGAGTTTATCCACAGTGCATGAAATCCGCTCTGAAGTCAACGTCTCTGGAGATATGTTATACTGCATGATTAAGTGTGGGTATAGAGATGCAAGGTCAAAAGACGCAACCCACTTGTGAAGACCGATGATTGGATCTTTTACGTAAGCACCTTCAAACTGCTCATGCTTGCTTGCTCCAGACTTCATGGGGATAACAATCTTCTTCTTGCGTAGGTGATTATAGATAATGGCATCCCACATTCTTACCTGACCAAACACCTCTTCGAAGTTAATCTTTGCGTTATAACCCATGGTAAGACACAACTCAATAAGTCGCATCTTGTCTTCGAGTCTATCAACTAACTCTACGTCATGGATGTTATATTCCACAAACTTCTGCCAGTGATCCGTATAGAATTCTTTAAACGTGTCGCCTGGATTTTCTTTCTTTTTATCACCAAGTTCTTTTTCGGCGATATAATCTAGACGATAGGACTCTTGCTTCTGATAAGTAAACTTCTTATACAGATCTAGATAATCAAGTTGTGAAATACCCTGAAGATCAAAAGCAATCTGTTCATTACCAAAGAGAGTGACCTTGCGCTCGCTGATAAGTCCCCATGGGGACATTTTAGCTGCGTATGGTGTACCCAACTCACGTTGAATGCGTTTCAATAGATATGGTGTATCAAAGAAAGTAGAATTCCAACCAGTGATAATGTCTGGGTAATTTCCAGACCACCAAGTAATAAACTCTCGTAGAAGATGCTGCTCATCCGTGCATTGATGATATGTAACATCAGCACGTGTATTATTGAATGATCGCGCACCAAAGGTAACAACTGCCTTGGATTTTAAATCTTTGACCGTAATAAGAAGAATTTCTTCGTTGGCTGTTTTGATATCAGGAAAGCCTTGCTCAGTTGCAGTTTCAATATCAATAGTTGCGACTTTAATTACATCCATGTCCCATTGGATATCGTTCTTATAATTATCAGAAAGGTATTGGTGAATATAGTTGGTATTACCATAAACTTGAAATCCAGAAACATCTTTGTAACGATCAACGAAATCGCGAGTCTCCTTTACAGTTCCAGGCTTAATCTCATCCACAACTGCGCCGTCAAGTGTTCGCCATTTACTTTCTAGATTTTTTGAAGATACGTAGAGAGTTGGGAAGAACTCTATCTTGCGACTATAATGGTATCCGTTCTCATACCCACGGACAAGCATTCTGTTGCCATATGGAAAGACATTTGTATAGAAATTGTTGGACAAGCTATTCCCTTTATATCTTTAGTGTTCTTAAAATTTTCACAGTTGCATCTGGCGCAACGTAGGCTCTAGCAATGATTGTGTGCATGCCTGTACTAAAATTTTCTGAAGAATTGATTTCAACTAAGTTCTGTTCAAGCATAACCTGA